CTCAAGAGACGAGCAGATACATGTTGCCTGTAATTCTCTCGTATGTGCTGATATGGGTTTACGGTGGAGTAATTCTCTGGACAAACTTAGGAAGGCCACGATTAATTGGATATTCCAGCCTCTAGGTAGAAATACCTACGATAAATATTTAGACAAAAAATTCTGGCTCGATGCTAGTGATCGGTTAATGTATGAAGGTAAAGCACCTGAATTTTCTGAGACACAGCGAGCTAGAATGCCAGCCTTTTTTGAACATGCAAACACAAATCTCCCTCAATACTCTTAGGCTCCATAACAATAGGTTAGATGAGTTAATCAATAAGTTAGAAGAGAATTTTGGATGGCAACCTGTTCATCCTAAAGAAGGTATTGAATCAATTATGTACAGATCTGGTCAAGCCAGTGTCATTGAATATATAAAATCTATTATGGAAGAGGAAATCTAATGTGCTTAAAATTTCATAGGGCGATCCTAGCAACTGGACAAAAAAGTCCCTTTTCGGGAATCTATGGTACAGATACGAGCCCTACTCGTACGAGCCCTACTCGATCTACAGGCGGACAAGGACCACAAGATGATGATGATCGTGGTTTCAGAAGATATAGAAGACGACGTAGAATGGCAAGAGGAGACGACTACTGGGAAGAGAGACAAGCTAGGCGTCAGGAAAGACAAGCTGCTCGAGCGGATGATTTAAGAATCCCTGAACCAGATATCAATGATCCTAACCCAACACCTGAAGGTGGGATTAATTACTAAAAAATACTATGTGCGGAAACCCTTTTAAACGACCAAGACCACCTGCCCCACCACCACCATTGCCTCCAGCACCACCACCACCAATGGTACCTAGAGCTAGCAGAATACCTTTATCAAAACAACTAATTGAAGAAGTTAATCCACAAGTAAGGAAAGCTAAAAGTAAAAAAACTAAGAGTCAATTAGCTAAAGGTAGTAGTCAATTAAAAATTGAACTTGATCCACGGGTAGGTGCAGCAATACCAGAACCTACTGGTGGTATAAATAACCCTGTACAATAAATAAATTATGAATGCTCGTGAGCGTTACAATAAACTAACTGATGGTAGACGGCAATTTCTTGATACCGCAGTTAGATGTTCTCAACTCACGTTACCATATCTAATAGATGACGATCTCTCAACAAAACAAAGTCATAAAAAACTTAAGACACCTTGGCAGTCTATAGGTAGCAAGGCGGTGGTTACATTAGCAGCAAAATTAATGCTTGCATTGTTACCACCACAAACTACCTTCTTTAAACTACAAGTAAGAGATGACAAGTTAGGTGAAGAGATCCCCCCTGAAATAAGAAGTGAACTAGATCTATCTTTTAGTAAGATGGAACGAATGGTTATGGATTACATAGCTGCATCTAGTGATCGTGTAGTTATCCACCAAGCACTTAAACATTTAATTGTTGGTGGTAACTCACTTATATTTATGGGTAAGGATGGTTTAAAAAACTTTCCTTTAAATAGATATGTTGTTAACAGAGATGGAAATGGTAACATCCTAGAAATAGTTACCAAAGAATTAATAAATAGAAGTGTCCTGGGAATTGAGCTACCAGACAAAGAACCAAACTCAGTGGTTGATGAAACCAAAAGCTCTGATAGGGATGATGTTGAGGTGTATACCTACGTCAGACTAGATAATAAAAGTGGTAGATGGATCTGGCATCAGGAAGCATTTGATAAAATCTTACCTGACAGCCGTAGTACAGCTCCTAAGAAAGCTAGTCCTTGGCTCCCATTACGTTTCAATACTGTAGACGGAGAAGACTACGGTAGAGGTAGAGTAGAAGAATTTATAGGTGACTTGAAATCTTTAGAGGCTTTAAGTCAAGCGTTAGTTGAAGGTGCTGCAGCTGCAAGTAAGGTAATCTTCCTTGTGTCTCCAAGCTCAACAACTAAACCAAAAACAATTGCAGATGCTGGTAACGGTGCAATTGTACAAGGTAGACCAGAGGATGTAGCAGTAATTCAAGTTGGTAAAACAGCCGACTTTAGTACAGCTGCACAAATGATTCAAGGATTAGAAAGAAGAATAGCTGAAGCATTTATGCAGTTAAATGTACGGCAATCCGAACGGACCACAGCCGAAGAAGTTAGACTTACTCAGTTAGAATTAGAACAACAGCTCGGAGGTTTATTCTCGTTACTCACGGTTGAATTCCTAGTACCCTACCTAAATAGAACACTACTTGTATTACAACGTAGTAAAGAACTACCAAACATACCTAAAGATTTAGTACGTCCACAAATTGTGGCAGGTGTTAATGCTTTAGGTCGTGGTCAAGACAGAGAAAGCTTAACTGCATTTGTTACAACCATTGCACAAACATTAGGTCCAGAAGCATTGCTGCAATACATTGATCCTTCAGAAGCTATCAAACGATTAGCAGCTGCACAAGGTATTGATATATTGAATCTTGTTAAGACTGAACAACAGTTGCAAGAAGAACAAGAACAACAGTTCCAAGCTCAACAACAACAAGCTTTACTTGAACAAGCTGGTCAATTAGCAGGATCTCCTTTGGTTGACCCATCGAAAAACCAACCACCTACTGAATAATTATGGCAGAAACATTAACAGTTAATACAGATGCTGATACAGCTACTAATATAGAAAACTTAACACCAGATGAACAGGACTCCCTGCAACTCGGTGAGCAGATGGCAGCTGATCAAGAACAATTACTTGCTGGTAAATATAAGAATGCAGAAGAATTAGAAAAAGCTTATGTCGAACTCCAAAAAAAAATTGGTGGCCAAGGTAATGAAGCTGGCGAAACAACTGGGAACTCCGAATCTTCTGAAGCCGAAACAGATAGCAAAGAAGCGTATGAAGCTAACGACTATTCTGAAGGATATCTAGAAGATGGTACAGTTAATTATGACATAGTTAATGAGGCTTACGGTGAACAGTTAGGGAATATATTTAAAAATGCTGATGTAGACCCATGGGCTATCAGTAAACACTTCCATGAAAATAACGGGACAGTTACTGATGAGATGTTTAACTCATTAGTAGATGCTGGTTTATCTAAAGAGTCTGTAACTGCTTACTTAGATGGTAGAGCTGTAGAATCAGGTTACAATGAAACCCAAACTACAGATGTATCTCAAGCTGATATTGATTCTATTAAAAAGTCTGTTGGTGGTGAAGCTGAGTATAATAATCTAGTCACATGGGCTGGACAAAACTTAGATAAAAAATCCATCGCAGGTTTCGATAGTATTATAGAAACAGGTAATCCAGATGCTATTAAAATGGCTGTCAGTGGTTTAAAATCACAATATGAAAATGCTAATGGTTATGAAGGTAGAATGTTAACTGGTAAAGCACCTAAGAGTTCAGGCTCTGTATTTAGAAGTCAAGCTGAACTAGTGGCAGCTATGAGTGATAGTAGGTATGATAACGACCCTGCTTATAGACAAGATGTAATTGAAAAGTTAGATAGATCTGACATGAATTTTTAATTATGGGTAGAATACATGATAGAAATATGACGTTGTTACAAACTAAACAAGCTAATGGTTATACGTTAACTGCGTCAGAGAAGAAAAAACTAGATGAGTGGCAGAAAAATAAATTAAAAATTAAATAGATAGGTATGGCGACCTGACAGTTCATCATCGCCTTCACCTATCTTTTAATCTAATGACTACAATTACCGAATACGGTAAGCAAAATATTTTTGCAAAAGAAACACCCCCAATACTAATGAACGAAAACGAACAGAACTTCCTTATGGAGCAAGCCGAAAAAACCAATGGTCAATTAGCCATGCTTGGATTCGTTGCTGCTATCGGAGCATACGTCACTACTGGGCAAATCATCCCAGGTATTTTTTAAACCCTTTTTATAAATGACTACAGCCACACTAACAAAACCATTTGACAACTGGCAGCGTTTCTGTGACTGGACTACGAGTACAAACAACCGAATCTATGTCGGTTGGTTTGGTGTACTCATGATCCCTGCACTATTAACCGCTGCAACAGCATTTATCATAGCTTTCATAGCTGCACCACCAGTTGATATAGATGGTATTCGTGAGCCTGTCTCAGGAGCATTACTCTATGGAAACAACATCATATCGGGAGCCGTTGTCCCGTCAAGCAACGCAATCGGTCTTCACTTCTACCCAATCTGGGAAGCTGCAACCCTCGATGAATGGTTGTATAACGGAGGACCATATCAACTCATTGTGTTCCACTTTCTCATCGGTATCTCAGCTTACTTGGGACGTCAATGGGAACTTAGTTATCGATTAGGAATGAGACCATGGATATGCGTGGCTTATTCTGCACCTGTTGCTGCATCCTTCGCAGTCTTCCTTGTATATCCATTCGGTCAAGGGAGTTTCAGTGATGGTATGCCTCTTGGTATTTCAGGGACTTTCAATTTTATGTTTGTCTTTCAGGCAGAGCACAATATCCTTATGCATCCGTTCCATATGCTCGGTGTTGCAGGGGTATTCGGTGGAGCTTTATTCGCTGCTATGCATGGAAGTCTTGTTACATCTTCGCTTATTCGTGAGACGACTGGCTTAGAGTCACAAAACTATGGATACAAATTCGGTCAAGAGGAGGAGACGTATAATATTGTTGCGGCTCATGGCTACTTTGGTCGCCTTATCTTCCAATACGCTAGTTTTAATAATAGTCGCAGCTTACATTTTTTCCTTGCTACTTGGCCCGTCGTTTGCATATGGCTTACCTCTATGGGAATCTCCACTATGGCTTTTAATCTCAACGGGTTTAACTTCAACCAATCCGTCGTCGATGCCAGTGGAAGAACAGTCCCAACTTGGGCAGACGTTCTTAACCGTGCTGACTTAGGTATGGAAGTAATGCACGAACGCAACGCACATAATTTCCCGCTTGATCTAGCGGCTAAAGAGATCGCACCAATCGCATAACACCACGTCCGTTCATCCATTTTTCATGGACGCATGAAACCTAAGCATGGAACGGGGCTTAGGTACTAAGGAATTACAATGACTGTAAAACTAAAGTATCGTGGTGTGACTTACACAAAAACAATCAAAGATTAATTTAATGAAAACAATTGCACTTGCTCTCGCAGCAACCACCCTAGCGTCTGCACCTGCAACCGCTGGCGTATACTTAAACGCTGAGTCTAATGACGGTTACACAGGATCTAAGTACCAAGGTAGAACAGTAGATG